GTGTGTGCAACGCCCTTGCAAGAGCAAATCTTGGTCAAATACGATCGCGAAGTAGCTCATGGTGCTCCCTTTTTAGGAAGCTATCATGGAGTTAAGCAAAATGTGGAGCACATGGTTAAACCCCAAAACAATTACAATAAGATGTATTTACGGAAGTGCGTTGAAGCGTACACCAATGATATTATCAAGGGTTTGCCTGCTAAAAGTTTGAAGGAGTTGATTCCTCTATCTACACATGCTGCTATTAACGGTTTACCAGGTGTCAAATTTATTGATGGTATAAATCGTTCTACTTCAATGGGCTTCCCTTACAATACAACTAAGAAGCAATTTTTGGTTGAATGCAAGAGTGAGGAATACCCTGATGGTGTCACATACACCCAAGAAGTTTTGGATGAGATGGATGTTATTGAGAAGCAATACGCACAAGGTTTGCGAGCATATCCAATTTTTTCTGGACACAATAAGGATGAGGCTGTACCCATAGCCAAGGTCCTCAGTAGGAAGTGTCGGCTTTTTGTCGGGGCACCGGCTGCCTGGTCAACTGTTGTTCGAAAGAAATTGCTACCTTTTGTACGAGTAGTGCAGAAGAATCAGTTACTCTTTGAAGCTGGACCTGGGCTAGTGTGTCAATCCCGTGAGTGGGACAATGTCTACAAGTATTTGACACAGTTTGGTTTACACCGAATCATTGCTGGAGACTACGGAAAGTTTGACAAGCGTATGTTAGCTGATTTTATATTGGCTGCTTTTGACATCATTGTTAACATTCTGCGACATGCTGGGTGGGACGAGACAGATTTGTTGTACATCATGTGTATAGGTCATGATATCGCTTTTCCCTGTTGCACCATATTGGGTGATCTGATTGAGTTCTTCGGAACTAATCCCTCAGGACATCCACTTACTGTCATTCTCAATTCTATTGTGAATAGTTTGTATTTGCGTTATGGCTTCATTTCATTGAATCCCGAGCATACTGTTATGGATTTCAAGAAATATGTTGCTGCATTCACGTATGGTGATGACAACGCTATGGGGGTGAGCACATTGTGCGACTGGTTCAATCATACCAGTTTGCAAACGGTTTTAGCCGAAATTGGTGTTGAATACACTATGGCAGACAAGACCTCGGAAAGTGTACCGTTCATTAACATAAATGACACTTCTTTCTTAAAGCGAACTTGGCGATGGGATGAGCGAATGCAATGTTTTCTCTGTCCACTTGATGAGGATTCTATTTTTAAATCTCTCACCATGTGGGTTCCATCTGACTCTATCGATAAGTATGCACAATTTGTTGCTGTTGCTAGTTCAGCCGTACAAGAATACTTTTTCTACGGAGAGGAAAAGTTTTTAGAGATGCGCAGTTTCTTTGTTGAATTGTTAGATCAAGAGCCGTACAAGTTCTACATAACCAGTTCCACTTTTCCGACATATGAGCAATTGGAAGAACGTTTCAATGCTAATTCAGTCGACATTGCGTCTACTTGTTAGTCTATGTTTTCTTTTTTATATGTTTATTGCGTCTATTTGTTAGTCTATGTCTTTTATAAGTTCTTTGCATTTTTCTATTTCGCGTTTCCAAGTTTACGCGCTCTATGAGCTTAAAAACTTTAAAATAAATCCCCAGCGGATTTGTGGTCTGGAAAACCACGCCTATCTTGGCATTAAGCTGTGCCTTGATATTGTATCTACTAGTTGTTCTTTATATTTTCGTTTTGTAACGTCTGCGGTAACGCGGATAAAGATGTTGACGCACTTGCTATGAATAGTGCGGCTCACGGAGGGTGCCAATCAGCCCCCAAGAGTAAATACAGTGATTATGTTGTCCAGTCGGAAGATGTGGGCGACTCGTTGACGAGTGAAGTTCTTTCATTTGTCGACAGTTCAGCTGGTGATGAGCAGAAGATTCAGTATGTGGCAAATCCTATTGCCTCTGCTGATTCTACATCTAATACAGATTTGGCACGATTCTTGAGTCGTCCTACTCTTATTGATGCTAGATCTTGGTCTACTGCCGCTTCTACTGGATACTTAGGTACAGATATCGAACCCTGGTATTTGTATCTGAACAATAGTGTTATTAAACAGAAATTGACAAACTATGCTTATTTACGAGCAAAATTGTGCGTCAAGTTCGTTGTTAATGCTACCCCCTTCCATTTCGGACTTTTGCGAGTGGCTTATGAACCCAATACGAATGTAGCCAATACAGGCTCACGTAGATCGGTCATTCGCACTAATCCGGATTCGGACATCCCGTTGTTGATTCCATTGTCTCAATTACCAGGAGTGTGGATCCATCCATCTGATAATTCAGGTGGTCATTTGGAATTGCCATTCTTTAAAGAGACTAATTGGCTCCCGTTGCAAACAGCAGCAGAAGTCAAAACTATGGGAGTGCTGAAGTATTTTGTGGCTGCCATTCTTGGCGCTGCTACTGCTACAGCATCAACAACAATTACACTAGATACATTCGCTTGGTTAGAGGATGTTGAGTTGAGTGCAGCTACTGCCGAACTCACACTGCAAGGCAAAGATGAATACGATGGTCCCATCTCTAGTGTAGCATCAGCTGTCGCTGCTGCTTCGCGTTCTCTCGAGAGCGCTCCAGTCATTGGTAAGTTTGCGCGAGCAACTACTATTGGCGCTGGCGCAGTGGCTAGTATAGCTGGAATGTTTGGATTCACTAATACCCCTGTGATCGATGATTATAAGGGAACTATGAATATGGCTGGACCTCCTCTTGCTTCTGGCGAGATTGGTGTGCCGATTCAAAAGTTAACTTTGGATCCCAAACAGGAGTTATCTGTTGATCCCTCTTTGCATGGAGTCTCTAACAAAGACGAAATGCTGATTACAACAGTGCTCCAAAAGGAAAGTGTACTTTCTCCTATCGGGTGGAGTACAGCTGACGTCGTTGGAACAGTCATATTCAATGCACGGGTTTCGCCTATGCTTTTTGGAAAACAAGACATTTACGATGGCGACTCAAACGCTCGATCAAGTCGGGTATACCACACGCCCATGTCCTATTTGGGCATGATGTTTCAACATTGGCGTGGGGATATTATATTCGATTTTGAAGTTGTCTGTACTAAGTTTCACAAAGGACGTCTCAAGATTTCTTGGGACCCAGTTGGAACTACAGGCACAGTTGCTTTGCCAGAGAATGTTGTTTACACAACTATCCTCGATATTGGTGAAAACAACAAAGCTTCACTTAGAGTGCCTTTCCACAGCGCGTTCGCTTTTTGCCGGACACGCGGTATCGCAGCAGATAATTGGAGCCCAGCCAACTGGATGAGTTCTACACCTGCCTACGATAACGGGCTATTGCTCCTTTCGGTTTTAACACCTCTCATTTCACCAGTTTCACCACAGAACCTAGCTATTATTGTTACGGTTAAGGGTGCTCCAAATTTGGAGATGGCTAATTTACGTAGCTCATTGGCTGAGAATGAAGGGTATCCACCTCCGTCTTTCTTTGCAGTGCAAGGCTTGGATGAAGTGGATATAAATGCTACAGAAGAAACATTTGGAGACACTGGTTCAATGCATCCTCATCGGTATGCTATGAATTTTGGTGAAAACATTTCCTCATTACGAAGTGTTGCACATCGTATGTCTTTGTACGACGTTTGTGCTCCAGGTGCTCAT